ACCATGTCATTTACGGTGTTGGTAATCTTGTACAAATGCGCCACGTTATTCATAAAACTATGAAATCACCTCATAGCTGATACTGTATGTGATGCCGCTGGCTGTACCTGATGTAACGATAATTGATGAGCCTTCCATCAAATACAAGGCTGTAGTCTTGTCCGTTACGATCAAAGAAGCATCAGCAGGTACAGACACAGTAGACACGATGGGGTAGGCCGTGCCTCCACTAGGAGCAGAGCCTTGAGCCACAGCACCGTTTGTGTAGATAGCTACTGTGGTATCGACTGCCGCAGAACCGTTTACGTTAGCCGCAACAATGTTGTTGATCTTGAAGACCTGACCGCTAGAAGCGGCGTTAGGAACCAAAACCACTGCGGTTGTTGCGCTGGGTGTGAGGTATGTAGTTGTGCCTGACGCTGTGGTCGCGGCGAAAAGATTTGGATTTGCCATGATAGTTCCTTAAAAGCCAAAGACCATTGCGATAGCCGTTGCTCTCGCTTGAGATACACCAGATGCCGCTGGTGCTTGAAAAGTTGGTAACGCTCCTGCGCCATTACTTGTCAAAACGTGTGTCGCTGTACCGGGGCCAGCCGATGCCTGAAATGCGCCGGTACTTGTAGTGCCTGAGAACACCACGCTGTACGCAGTGGCTGTGGAAAGACCTGTACCGCCTTGGTCAACGCCAAGAGTTCCTGTAGACACCAAGTTCTTACTAGCGTCTGTAAAGACAGGCTTACTTGCTGTTAGGCCAGAGTTCAGAATGTTTCCAACAGTCAGCTTAGTGCCGTCAAACGTCATGTTGGCAGAAGCACCAAATGAACCAGAACTATTAAACTGAACCTGCGTGTCAGAGCCAGCAGCAGAACCACCACCCACATTAACAAAGTCAGAGCCATTCCAAGCAATGATTGCCCGTGTACCAGCCGCTACAGTTACACCCGTTGTAGGGGTTGAAGGGCCACCACGCACCGTTACCGCAAAGCCACCTGTTGTATCGTTGATAACAACGTAGGTCTTAGACTGCTTGGGGGTATTGATAAAGCGCAGTGCTGTACGTGCGCCTGTACACAGGAGAACTGCGTACTGAGAGCTATTAGCTGTTAGTCCTGTACTTGCATCAGTACCTACTGTAACCGCCAAGTTAATGTCTGTATCAACCGTAATTGTCTGTGTGCCAGCAACGGCAACGTCCACAATCTGGGAGATCGCATTGTTAACCGTATTACCCCAGCTACCGGATAGAGTTCCTTGTACTGGGAGGGTTAGTCCAATTAGCGATGTATTTGCCATTTAATTCTCCTACTGAGTAGAAATTACTGTCCAACCGGGCGATTCCGTTGTATCAACAGCACCCCAGCCCGGTGTTTGCGGATTGCTGATATTTTGCCATGTAACGCCTTGTGTGTCATCAATAATTTCCCACAAGAATCGTCCACCATTTGTTTCTGTTATTGCCATCGTTTCCGTCCGGCTCAGTTGGTAGTTTGCACCACCACCATTTATATCCGTGATTGCCGCAGACTCAGTTAAAAACTCTTGGTAATACGTTCCTACAGTCGTTCCTTCTTCAATAGCCATCGACTCTACAATAGCCATAATCAGCACAGCCACCTGCGCTTCTGCTATTGCAATCGACTCCGATATATCACCTAAGAATGTAGCAACCGCCTCTTCTACACTCACAATTCCCACTGAATCCGACACGCTCTCGTTGTAACTTGTCTGCGCTGCGTTTACATCCGTAATTGCCTGACTTTCCGCCACACTTTCGTTGTAGCTTGTAATTGCCTCGTTTGTCTCAGCAATAGCCGCAGTCTCAGTTACAGAACCCACAAACCCAGCAACAACAGACTGATCTTCAGCAATAGCCGCGGATTCAGATACTGCCACATTCATCGTCAGAACTACAGTCTGAATATCCTGAATGCCCGCCGTACCACCCCACGAATCAGCACCCCAAGCGTCTTGACCCCAAGACGTACCACCGGTCAATGATTCCGTAATACTTACATCAATTAATAACCCAGCGGCTTGAGAGTCGGCAATAAGGGCGGTTTCAGTAACGCTGACAGGGAAAGTCTCTCCCCCGCCCCATGCGTTCTCACCCCATGTGCCGTCACCCCAAGCTAACGCCATATCAAGTCAGTGTTAATGTGTATGTAACCGCAATAGTGTCGCCGTTAACAACAGCCTTAGAACTAGAGAAATCACCCGCAGAGAACAATGTGCCGGTGGTTGAATCTTTAGTTGCGCTACCGCCAATGTTGATAAAGCAACCCGCTACAGTGCCTGTGCTGGTCATAGAGAATGACACGGCAGAAGATGTAGCTTTGCTTGCAGCGGCGGCAGAGCTAAATGATGGTGTAGGACGGTTGCCAGAATAAGCAGGAGCGTTAGTGCCACCCACTTCTAACCAGCTTGCGTGAGAAGCTTGTGTGTCTGCAACGTTAGCAGTACCCACACCCTTTAGACCCATCACAACTGCACCGGCGGCTGAGTTGCCAAGGATGGTATCCAAGGTCAAGTTCTTACCAACAGTCGTTACCAAGTTCTGAATGGGTTCGTCCCACTTGATAAAGCCATCAATGCTGTAGCAAACAGCATGGTATGTACCGTGGATCGCCATCTCATCAGAAGGCATGGTGTTGTATTTTGTGATTGCTGCTACTTGGTCGGTAGCGGTGATTTTGTCCAAGCTCATGTGAGGCTCCTTAATTAGAAGAACGGATTAACGCTGCCGTCGCTGTGTTAGCAGGCATTGTGATGGTGAAATTGGTAGATGTTTTGTCAGACCCAAAGTCCAACACAGCAATAGATGGTTTACCGACAACGGTATCGTTATAAATTAGTGCACAACGAGCCGTAACCGATGCGTTAAACACCACATCAGCAAAGTCTACAAAAGCTGTATATCCAGATGAGCTAATGGTTACGCCTGTCAGCGTTACGCCACCAAGGGTATAACCACCCCCACTAACTTCATTTACAGAAGAATACGCAGTAGTTGCTTCGTTTAAATTAGCGGCAGCCGTGTACAGGGCGATCTTTAGCGTATTGGTCGCTAAGTTGTGAACGCCTGTATAAAGCTCAGTTTTAAAGCTGGTCGTTTGGGTTTGGACAATACTACTCATGATACTGCCACCCTAACCTGACCATCACGATAAGCATCAGCACGTTGTTTACCATCACCCAAGTTCTTGAGAAGTGCAATAGCTTGAACGTACCGTTCTTGGTACGTCTTGTACATGCCGTCTTCTGGTGCACTCTTCATGTAAACACCTGCCTCGCACAAAGTACCATACAGCAATGCAGAGTCAAAGTTATCACCTAACCACGTAGTCAAAGCAGTAACAATAGATTCTGGATAGTAGTAGTAATGCAGTTCTGCGTAGTAATTTGCATTTGGCGTAGGGCCAAGAATAAACGACAACTCATTGACGTTAGCTGACTGCGGGCCAAAGATGGCGTAGTGCTTAGGCTCAGATGCCACTGCACTCAAAGGATAAGCTTCACGGATAAAGTTTACATCCTTGTTTAGCAAATACAAATAGTCACCTTGGAACACCACTGCACCGTTTACCGTACCGCTATTAGCAACAGTTAAAGTAACTGTCGTTCCGCTAATACTACGGACGATGGCGTTAGTACCGATATTTGTACCAGTGACTTGCTGTCCCGCCGCAATACCTGTTGCACTAGCCACAACAATGGTCTTTTGACCAGCAGTTCCGGTGGCCGTAGTAGCGTTATATGGATATATGGCCAGACTGTATGTTGACAAAAAGTCTTCTGGACAGGCCAAGTACTTATTGCCGGTAGACAATACACCCGTCACGTTCTTACGCAAGTTGGCAATCTGCACCGTGTTATAGATGCGCTGCTCCGCCTGCTTAATCATTGTATTGATTGCAGTCGTGTCAAACGTGTTCTGCGTGTAGTCAACTACAGCAGCAACAAGTTGAGCGTAAGTCATTGGCATAAGTAACCTTTAGGCCATTGGGCCTCGTGACATAACACCTTTAGTCGCCGCGCCTGCACCACGCATCTTGATGCCAGTTGTTTTAGTTGCCGGCTGAGGACGACGATTAATGTTACCTACAGACATATTGACTGTATTAGCATCACTGTGGTCAGGGCCAGAACCGGGGTTGTCAGTAGCTTTAACAACTTTGCCAGTCATTGTGTGTGGCGTGGCATAGACCTTGGCATCGCCAACTTCTTTACCCATCAATTTTTTGCTAAATGTAGCCATGATTAACCTCGTTTCTGTGCGGCAATCTTTGCCAAGTTACGACCCATAGTCTTCATATCGGCATTGGTTTTACCCTTACCTTTGCCTTTTCCGCCATGCATCATGGCAGCAACAGGGCCGCTGTCACCAAGGTTTTTACCCTCAGTCTTACCCTTTTTAGCAATGCCGTCGGCTGATTTTGTATATGCCATTTTAAGCTCCTTAAGATACTGTAACTGTACCAACAAATGTCGTTGCCACCAAGTAGTTTGGTGTCAATCCTGCATCATTTAAACTGGCTCCACCTACTGGATTCCAGCCCCATTGAATGTTCCGCGAACCACCCGATAAATTACCAGCAGCATTAACGCCTGAAGTAACATACGTTGTGTCTTTACGTGGGTTACGCAAAGCCTGTGGATCGTCCACAGGAAACGTTCCAAGCATCAACTGTGGCTGATCTGGATCCCAGCATTCTGGACATACCAACAACTGATATTTACGCTGCTTAATGATCTCAGTCTTAAGCGCCTTCAATTGATACTGTTGCCCACAGCGATCACATTCAGCAATCGCTATCTTGCCGGATGCAAACCTATTTCCCATTACGTGCTACCAATAAACATCTGACGAGGAACAAACCTAATCGCTGCTTTCTCGCGGTCTTCACCTGCGGCAATTTCAAAGGTTTCATCGTAAATCTGTTTGAGCATCTGAATGCGAGGCATCAATTCAGGCACTTTAATAGCAATGTGGTACGCCAAACCAGCTACCAAACAAGGCAGGAAGCGGAAGTTCATGTCAGCAGTTTCTACACCAGCGCCAGCATCTTGCACTCTACGCAGTCGGTAGTAAACAAATTGATAAGGTGTGCTGTTATCTGGCGTAGGCCACACAGTTACCGAAGGAAGTTGTGGCACAAACACCGCAGTACCATCTGCTTGAGCAGCGGCTGTCGTGTTATTCTGCCCACGAAATACACCACCAAGGGTATTCCCTGATACATAAGTGTAGTAAATATCTTCAGTACCTAGCCGGATAAACCCAGATCCAGCTAACCCAACCACCGTGCTAAGCGTGATCGTAGTGTCTGTAGAGGTAAGAGCACCGTCAAGTACAGCATTTGTAGGATTTGTCTCACCAGATAACCGCTGGATCCATACTTGAATCGGTCGCGCCTGTTGTAACTTGTTTGGTATGGTTGCATAGGTAGAAACGCTAATGCGTGTAATAGTCAAATCAGCCTGAGTAGAAGCTGTATTAGATCCAGTACGAATAACATGTTCTAACAAATCAATGGTATCTGTAGGTAGTGCATACGTAGATAAACCCGGAGTCAGGTTAATGATCCCCTGCTCCATCGTCCACATGTTAATACCCTTGGATTGCCACTCAATGGTCATTAGATTCATCGACCGCCGGGCAGTTCTAAGATCATAACCAGAACGCATTTCACGACCAGCCCGCTCCCACGCCTCTTCAGCGATCTCCGTAAAATCCATATTGAATAGGGTTGAGCCGGTAGTGGTCATCTAAATCCTGCCGTTTTCTTTGCTATTGCTTTAGGTTGAGCTACAAACTGTTTACCAGATGCTTTGCCAGCACGTTTGGCTTTGGTTGTAGCCGCATATTCTTGCGGAGACAAAGACTTAATAGCCGCTTCGGGCAAATATCGCTCCCCCGTCTTGCTTGACGGTTTACCAGACTTAGTGCGCCATTTCTGGTCGCCCCAATCCTTAAGCGATTTTTGGGGGGCTTTCAATCTCTATATCCTCCACCAGCGTCCTTGTATTTTTTAGCTACAAGTTGAGCTTTACGAGCAGACCATTGACCAGCGCCAGTACCATGCGTTGCTGCGGCTTTTACTTGAGACACAATTCGCTTACGCAAATCTGGCTTTGTGTAGTTACCAGCAGCATTTACTTTACCGCCTTCAGCATATTGCGTAAAGTCAGTATTATCGCGGCGAGCTTTACGCTTTCCTTTTGGCATTTTACTGGGAGATATTGCTCCCATTCCACGGCTAGCCATCATTTTGCGCTACCTTTACTTTTCTTCTTAGCTAAAAATAATTTATCAACCATCTCTATCCGTTGAGGTTTGGTTGTAACTTTATTAATAATGCTAAGACGTTTAGGTTTTGGAGCCTCATAGAATCCAGCTTTTTTTAAAGACTTAACTACTGAAGTTTTTGAGGCCGTCATATCAGCACATCCCACCATTTTTCATGGTAATCATTGTGCCTTTGGTTTTACCCTTGGTAATACAACCATCAGCACGGCTAGAAGCTGAACCGCCTTTGGCCATTCTTTTGACAGATCTACCGTCAATGTCTTGGGGCACAGGCATACCTTCACGGAACACTGTATCTTTTGGTACAGGTTTCTTAGGTGCTTTAGGCATAGGCTTTTTAGCAGCCGGTGCGCTTTCAGGATTCATTGGAGGCTTACCCATCTCAGCGGTATAGATGCCGCCATCAGCGTATTTTTTCATGGCTTAGCACTTTCCGCCACGCTTCATGGCAATCATTGTTCCTTTAGTTTTGCCTTTTGTAGCAATACCATCAGGAGTTTTACCAGTTTTAACAGCGCCCATCTTAGATGGAGCCATACCGCCAGAAGCCAACTTAGTCATAGTTGAACCTTTGTGCAGGCGGCCTTCGTGTTTGTTCACGGCTTTTTGCATCATCTTCTTGTCCATCTTGACATCTTCATGAGCCATGCCGCCTTTTTTCATTTTGCCCACACCGTCAGCAGCAAAAGTTGGAACTTTTTTTCCATCTTTCATAACCATTGGCATACCGCCATCTGCATATCCACCCATGTTCATCTTTTTCATATCGCCACCTTTAGAAAATTTCTTGCCTTTATCGGCAGTTACAAAGTCTTTACCCACTGATGTAGGCACTCCGGCTTTCTTAGCAAACGATGGCGAATTAGCTATCGCGGCCATGAAATTGTGTTGCGCTTTACTTTTGCTCGGCATCATTTCCCCGCTTGAATAAGCTGGTCAATTTTTGCTTCAAGTTTGTTAAAGCGTTGGTCAATGTGGTTCGTAATTCGATCCACTTCTGCTTGAGTAACGTTATCACGGGCAACCTCCTCGCGTGTTTTGTTCAACAGGATCGTGACACGAGCCAGTTCCCTGAACTTTTCATTCATCATATAGCCTAACAATCCAATCACTAAAGACAGGACAGCAGACCAAGCGGTGTTTAGATCTAGCACATCCGACCTTTTGTTTTGCCGCGCTGGGCTATACCATCAGCGCGTTTAGAAGCAGAAACTTTACCGCCCTTTTTCATACCGCGAGACTCACGTTGCAATTCTGACGCAGCCTCTTTCATAACAGCTTCACGGCCAGCTTTTCTAGAGCCAGCCATTAAACCTTCATCGCCATATTCCATAGCATCCGTGCCACGTTTCCCAGCCATGAGGTTTTTAATAGTTCTAGAAGTGTCAGCCAACACGCCCTCATCACGTTGATAATCAGCACCAGACTGATTTTTCATGTATTCAGCTTGTGCTTTAGCCCGTGTTAAAGCACGATTAGGTGCGTCATCTTCAGGTTGATAATAAGGTGCGCCCGGTTTAACTTTAGAAATGGCTTCTTTATCTAAAGCTTTTAATTCACGGACTTTTGCCGCTTCTCGGTTTTGACGATTCATGCGGTCATAAGGTGTTTCGTATTTAGTAGCCATTTAATGCTCCTGCATTTTCTGTTTGTAATTTGTATTTGTCCCAAGCAGGATGATCTGCTGAAGCATACAAATACTGAGCGGCAAACTCTAGCAACATGGGGTCATCTTTAAAATGACCTAAACCACGGTTGCAATGATTGCACAATAAACCACGAACTTTACCTGTTTGGTGATCGTGGTCAACTACTAACTTTTCTTCATTGCCGCAAATAACGCATTGCGTTACTGTAGCTTTTAAATCAGCTAATGCCTCGTCGGTAATAGCGTTACGGTACGCACCACGGCAATTAGCATTCCGATATTCAGAACGGCAAGCGCGACACCAGCTATCTAAACCGTTTTGTTTTTTATTGTGCAAAGGAAAATACTCAGCCGTAGCCGGTTTATCCGTTTTGCATTTAGTACAACTCAACAGTTCCATGCTCTTAATGCCTTATTTATGCGTGAATCTGGATCTCTCGCTACTTCTGGGCTGGTGTTCTTCTTTTTGTGTCCACTCATCCTTGCACAAAAGGAGTCGCGCCGTGAGCCGCCTTCCGGCTGGGGAGGTTTCAAGTTCATACCTTGCGCTTTCGCGGAGGCCCGACCCTTGGCGTTCAAGCCGCCCTTCTCGGATTTGCCCTCTTTCCTCTGCCATGCTGGAGACTTAGCCATAATAAATTTGTATTGAATCCATATTGGAAATTTCTGCATATACCGATGTATTTGCACGTATTCCTTCACCCGGAATAGTCGGCGTATTACTAAAATAATCGCCAGCAAAACTTTCGTAGGTAAGAATCCACCGACCAACTGCATATACAGCCGCAGTACTTGTAATGGTACGTGAGTTAATATCGGTTAGCGTAAAGGTATCTGCGCCCGTTCTAGTGATAATATATGTGCCGTCAGTAGCTGAAACACCAGAACCATTTGCTACAAAATGAATACCAATACTCGTGCCGGTAGTAAGTCCATGAGCAACTTTAGTTACTGTTACGGTATTGCCACTTTGAGCATACGTTACGCTTGATGATACGGGAACGCTTGAAGCATCGAATAAAATTACATATCCAGCAGAAGCTCCACCTGTAAAAGATATTCCTTTAACCCGTGTACCGTAATTTACAAGATACCCGCTAGAATTTAAATGCGCCTGTTTTACGTCATATTGCATTGTCATAATCAATCTCCTTTAAAAACGGGGCCGAAGCCCCTTGGGTTGATTAGGAATCTGCGAATGGTGTAGCAACAGTGCCGGAACCAATAACGTTTCCAGTCACCATGTACTTGTCAGCAGCAACTGCGACAATTTGGATCCATGTGCCAGCAACACCGCCGGTAGTTGTACCGTTCAAGTTGATGAAATCATTGGAAGAACCGTTAGCAGAGAAGGCAACCACAGCACCAGAGGTGTCTGAGTCAATAGACATTACAGCGCCAACGTACAAATCGCTGGAACCAGAAGTTGTACCAATCTTCAACGAGCTTGTAGAGATAGTAGTAGGAACCCAGATTGTGTAAACAACGCCTTCGTTGTTGGCTGTGCTTGGGTCTTGACCGGGGCCAGACGTTGTAGAGTTAGTTGAAACATTGATTGCAGGTAATGTCAAAGTGACTGCCGCTGCCAAAGAACCACCAACAGCGATGATGCGACCACCATGAGCTTCGGGGCTTAGTGTGGTGCTTGTTGTGATGTCCACAACAGTAGCTGGGCCTTGTTGATAAATGCCGCCCAATGAACGAACTGGGCCTTGAAACGTAGTACGTGCCATGATGTATTCCTTACATACAAGTTAAGTGCATCAGTCTGTATGTCGTCAGCCGGGACTGTCTAATGCACCGGATAAGCCCGGATTAACATGTTTATACCACTACAATAAATCTAATGCAAGAAAAAAGGGAGCCGAAGCTCCCTCTTTTTTTAGACCTATTAGGCTCCGGGTGAACCGAAGATACCCAATGGATCTGACACGCCGAAGCTGTAACGCTCACGGGCTTTGTAACGAACGTTACCTGTGTCAAAGTCACCGTCCATGCCAGTAGACATGGGAGTGCGGATGAAGTGCTTTAAACCATTAGGCACATCAGTCAACAGGAACCAAGCATTGGTGTCTGTCAAGTAGTGGTTAATGCAATAGCCTTCAGGGATAGAACCATTGTTCTTCAAAGCGTTGATGTCATTGTCGGCTGTAGAAACACGGAGTTCGGTTTCAAGCAAACGAGTAGCAACGAATTGCAGAGCAGGTGGAATCACCAACTTCTTAGGCTTAGCGGCGATCAACAAGCTACGCTCATCTGTCCAAGCAGCGATTTGAATAACAGCGTTTTCCAACGATGTTTCATTCAAGTCAGAAGCGGTAGATGGAGTGTTACTGTTAGTACCACCAGAGACCAATGGGTGGGCAGTGTTACACAAAGTAACGCCGTCACCGTAGGTCACGCCAGAGCCAGAAAATGCGTTGTTCAACACAAAAGCGGCTTTAACTTGCTTGGTGTAAGCCATACCACGGGCCAAAGCCTTGGTATAACGTGAAGACAGGCTGTCGTACAAGTTATCTTCCACAGCTTCCTCTGTGATGGCAAAGCCCATCGCAATGGTTTCGTGTGTATAACGTGCAGTAAATGCTTCCTGTGCATTGTCATAAGCGATGGCAGAACCCTCGTTTTTGACAGGTGCTTGACCGAAGCCAGACAGCTTTGTCTCTTCTTCAAAGCTACGCTCAGATGATTCTGTTTCGTAGATTTCTTTGTGCTCTTCGCCGTATTTAGCGTACTCAAGACCGAACAAAGCGTTCAAGCCGGGGAGTAATTCTTTGAGCAGTTGTGCGCGTGAAATAGCCATGATTTAGCTCCTTAGATGCCAACGGCGTTAGTGAAAGCGGAAGCGCCGGGATTGAACTTAACAAACACTTCAGTGTAAGTATCAGTCAATGGGGAGGCGAAACCGATGATCTTAAACGCAGCGGCAGTAGTAACTACTGTGCTCTCCAAGGCGCTGGTAGAGTTACCTGTACGGGTAGAACCTGTAGAAGTAGACTGTGCAGCAGCAAAGAAGGTGTTTGCGCCAAGAGCGGCCTGAGTAACTTGGCCATCCAATTGAGCTTGGAAAGTCACGTTAGGGTCAGTGATAACGTATGCAGTTACCACGCCGGTTGTGCCGGAGGGATAGTACTGACCGTAAATCTGCTGGCCTTGTGCGTTGATGTAGGATGCACCAACAAAAACGCCCCAAGCACCCAAACTAGAACCACCAAGGTTATTGGTAGTTAAGTCTGCGCCGGTAGCGGTACACAAAGCGATATAACCGTCTGCATTGATGAGAACAGCTTGTCCAAAGAACAAGTTAGTACCAGCGCCGCTGGTTGGGTCAATCAGGAACTGACTCGTAGCGCCAGCATAGGGCATGCCGTCGTTACGATTAATGGCTCGAAGGCCATAGGGGGTATTGGTCATTGACATTTTAAGTCTCCAAAAAAATTTAAGTACCTTTTCCGAAAGTGACCGTGGACTTACGTTCTTTGAACATAGGCATCCGTGGATCATTTTCGCGCATATAGGTGTTGTCTACTGATTGCATCTGCGCTTCCGCTTGATTGCGATAGTACGCATTACGCTGCTCAGTAAATTCCACGGGTGTTTTGCAAAGTAACAGACCACTGACTTGAACGCTATCTGGAAATTGTGCATGGCTGCTAGATCCAAACAAACGAATTTCAGGATGGTCAGAAGCCTTTACGGGTTCCCAGCCTTCACGCAGTTTTGAAGAAATATTGGTAGCGTCTTCCTTATTCAAGGTACTAACACGGATCCAACGGAAAGCATAGCCCGGCTCTGGATGAGGATCAGGCAAAAGCTGTGGCGGCATCCAACGTTTTGGACGAGCAACAGCTTCACGGCTTTCAGTTTCACGTTTAGCGCGAGTTTGAGTTTCAGACATATCATTAACCTTTTCTTAATTCTGCAATTTTTTGAGCCATCAGTTCGTGGGATACGCCGAACTTTTTAGCCATCGTTACCTGAAATGGAGTGAGCCGGATCTTGGAAGATGAGGTGCTCCGTGTCGCAGGTGCGACGACATTCGATTTTTGACGAGGAGCGGAACTCGTTTGAGTTTCCGATTCGTTGTTATCCAGATCGAAGTTCTCTGGAAACACTTGGCGAATACGCGAATTAAGTCGCGTGTAATATTCGTCGGAGTTAGGGTCGATACCATTCTTAATGAGCTTAGTATGTAAGCCCAGAGCAAAGCTGGTCATCTCATCATCACTGCCAAACCAAGAATTCTCGCTTTGCCATCTAGCAGCTTTAGGATCTACTTGTGGCTGGCGAGGGACTTCCCTAGGTGCGATTTTTACTTCATTTTCTTCTTTTTGTAAAGCGGGTTTAAAATTATTTACTCGCTCCATTTTAATTTTGGCAGAAGTTAATAACTCCTGAGCCTCAACTAAAGCGTCAGAATCACCCGATTCATACGCACTTTTGTAGCGTCGTTTTGCTTCATCAACCTCATTAGATACTACTTTTTTAGCTTGTTCTAGTAATGCTGACTGCCCCTCAGATAATGAACCTTTGAGCTTTTTATTCTCTTCGGCCACAGATTGAGCAAAAGCAATAGCCTCTTCCCGCTCGCGGGCAGCTTCCTCAGCACGGCGGCGTTCACTGTGAAAGCCAGACTGTAAATCAGCAATACGCTTCTTTACCTTTTCATCATACTTTTCAATCTCGTCATCGTCATTAGACCGAGTAGATTTTGTTTCTTTTGAAGAGGTTTCAATCTCTACATCTACACCGCCGTCATCTTCCTGAACTGTTGTTTTTTTGTCAACTTCATCAGGAAATGCAAATTCTTCTTTATTAAAATTATCCATAAACTACTCCTTAATAGTTAGGTCGCTGAATTCCACGGGGATCCTGAACAACCGCTTCGACGCTATCGTCGTTAATCAGTCGCCACTCGGTACCGTGTATCTTCATTCGCGTCCCAGTATTAGGTCGCGTAATGATGAAGTCTCCAACTTTGCATGAAGCCCCTGAAGGAAATCGTTTTTCGTCTTTAAAAGCGTCTGGGCCAATCTTGGCCACAAACAAGACGGGAGAAAGCAATTCTTCGTGAAGCATTGCAGTGGCTGATTTTAAAATGCCAGTTTCGCTAAATTCCTCTTCAGCTTTGGGGAGCATACAAAGAATATGGTAAGTAGCGGGATCGGGCACTTGTCGTGCTTTCTCCTCTGGTTCTTTGTTTAGAAGGCCAGAAAGATCAACAGCAGACACATCAAATTCACTCATCGTCATCATCCTTAATTTTTCTTAAAAGGTCATTCAACTCATACTGCGCGGTTCGTAGACCCTTGATTACTCCGCACATTCCCCTGTAATCAGCGTAGTCTTTAGCCACGCCGTCACATAAAGATCCACTAATATCCTGAACCCGCTCATTAATTTTTTGGTTCAAGACTTCGAATATCTTCAGTTCCATGATGCACCTCTATTGGTTTAAAAGTAGTAATGTCGTAGTTAGCCGACTTACACCATACTCGTGCAAAGTTGCAATCCATTCTTAATGGACACGCTTCGCACTTAGCATTCTTTGTACTAATGTTATTTCCGTGGTTTCTGTATAAATACAACACTTTAGGTAATCGTGCCGCAGGAAACTTCTCGACAATTTGCATAAACAAATCGCCATCTGCACAGCCATTAGTACTAGCCAGCTTCTCGTTGTAACCTTGAATGTGCTTCATTACATCTGAGCGGTACATTCCAAAATGTCTCCACCCGTGTTGATGTAATTTATTAGGATCAAATGTGGGACTTGGGGAATAATGTTCGACCTCACCCTTCTTACCTATCTGGGCAAAGTCAGAGTAAATGAACTTTACGTTTGGTAGCTGGTCAAAAGCCAGCAACATCTCCTCAATGGCATACCTTTCAAGCATGTCATCGCTGTCAAAATGAGCATAAAAGTCCCCTTTTGCAAGCCCAGAAAGCTTCAACATTGTGCTGTTATAGCCAATATTTACCCCATTTTTGTGGACTTTTATGCGTTTATCGCCCTTAGATAAGACTTCCGCTAGCTCCCACGTACCATCATCAGACCCATCATCGAGAATTATTAGTTCCCAATTCTTATAAGTCTGCTTTTTTGCGCTATCAATAGCGTTTTTAATGTAAGCCACGTTGTTATACGCAGCCATTAGTAGGGAAACTAGCGGTTTTGTCATTTAGCCTCGCGTCATTTTGGTAATAACATCAGCTTTAAGCTTCTGTTCGGTCTGTTTCTGCTGGGATTGCAGTCTCATAGCCTCTCTTTGGCCCTCTGCTTTGATTCTTTCAGCATCAATGGCCAATCTAGCCTGCGCTAAAGCCATATCCGCCTGATCTTTTGCAGTTTTACGCTTGAGTTCTTCCGCTTTGATCTGCAATTCAGCTTGTTGCATCTGAATAAGCGGGTCTTGCGCCTGTTGTTGAGCTTGTTTCTGCTGAGCCATAGCGGTATTGCTCTGTAAAAGCTGGGCACTTGCCTCGGCAATAAGCTTTGACAACTGAACTTCCACATCTTCTGGCAGTTTTTCGTTTGGAGGAGGAAGCGGTACACCCATTTGCTCTTCAATCTTGCGTCTGTACAAGAATCCTAAGTGCTCCGCGATGTGAGCTTGGATAGCCGCCATCATTTGCTGAGCCATAGGGTTCTGTCCCATCGTTGCAGCAATCATTGGATCTTGCATAAACGTCGTATGAGCCGCAATGTGAGCATCTTGATCCTGATAGATGAACGCTTTAGTAGGTTCGCCCTTCAAGAACGCCATGTTCTCAGAGATAGGATCTCTTGGTTGTTCATCGTCAGGAGTCGGTACTAACTTCTCGCCATTCTTAATACCCAAAACCTCAATCATCTGACGATGTAGGTTAGGTAAGTTGTAGATCTGCGGAGCTTGCTGCGCCATCTGCATCACAGCTTGGTACTGCATGATCCTTTGAGCCATCGTCGAGCTATTAGGATCTGATACAGGTATGACATCCACCATGTCATAGTCTTCCTGCTTAGCCATCCTCGTACCAGAGGTGGGTTCGTACTCATACTCTGTAGGAGCGTAGTCACGAATGATCGCCTTTAGGATCTTGAACTCTTGTTTCATAGCGTAGTGAACCCGCGCCTGCACAGCAGACATCGTTTTCAATTGACGCTCTAACAAAGCTAACGTAGTTCCTACTGGAGAATTAGCAGACATATCGCTGATGTTCATATCAGCAATAGATCCTAAACGTCTACCCTCTTCAGTGACCTTATCCAACAACATAGACAAAACTTGTGATGGCTCCTTATAAGGAAGCATCATGATGTTGTCTTTGATAGAACCACTAGGTACGTCTACATCTCGGAATTCGCCGGGAGCGATAGGTGTATCGTCACCTTTAACTCGGAGTCCTCTAGACTTCAAGCCGCCGGGCAGATTGCTTAATGTGCCAGCATCAATGAGTTGTCTAATAAGAGACGTACCGGCTCTGGCATAACCACCAATAAGATGTATGAAACCAAAGCCATAAGCACCAAAGCCGGGTACATAATCGTACTGAACAAAGTGTTGTCTCTTAAGGCGCTTCTTATCTGATTCATTCCAGTTCCTGTAAATAGATAAAACTTTATTAGTCCCAACGTCAATCGTGATGATGTAAGGTAAAGCAATACCGTCTTCATCTTCATAGCCCGGCAGATCGTAGTCAACTTGGATTTCATAAATCTGGTAGCGGTCGTCGTCAGTTACTGAGTAACCCTGCTCGTCCGCTTTTTTCTTCTCTACGTCAGTGTGTAAGTTACTAGGCTCTCCCAGATCTACATCAACATAGAAGCCTGCTACCTGTAGTTTCTTTAGTTCATTCTTAGACTTACGCATGATGTGCGTAACTCTCTCTGCTGTCCTAGAACTACTAGAGCCGTAAGGAATAATCACATCCTCGGCGGGTACGTAGACAGAAGTCTGTCGTCCCAAACTGGGATCATAGTAAACCTTCTTAAAGGCCGAACCAGCTAGACCTAAGTTAAACAACATCCTCTCGTGCTCAGGGCGATACTCAGGCATCTCCTCTGTGAGCTTATAGTTCATGTCCTCCTGAACTCGCGCAGCCGCTTCAGTTTTAAGACGGTCAATTGCACCAATAATTTCCGTTTTGACTGGCCCCGCCGCAGGGAACGTTTCAATAATCGTCTCGCTCTGGAACCTAACCGCAGCTTCTGTAAGGATCGTAGAGAAAACTCCACAAGCACCATTCCACGGCTCAGTACGTTCTTCATACTTCATCCCCAAAACATCTAGACCCTTGACATACATCTCCACCCAGTCTTTGCGAGATGTCACATCACTAGACACCTCTTCCACCAGATCAGATCCAATCGTAGCTAATACGCTTTCGTCCATGAACTCAGCCAAGTTGTCGTCAAATTGATCTTCTCCTCCGGTCGGCGGAGTCAGATCAATCTCAATCCCATCTATCTCAATAGACATAGATTCAGGATTCTCAACTTCGATTTCAATTTCTGGGCCTTCCAGAGATTCAATGCCTTTGGGCATTTCGTATAAAGATTTTTCCATGAGAGCCTCAATAGTAAACGTGCTTCTTTCTGAAGCCGATTAGATCTTCACGCTCGTCTGTATCGAGCCGCAAAAACCCACCTTGTCTGAAACGAATCAGTGCTTGAACACAAGCATCAACCAAGTCATCATGGTCAGCATTCGGAAACGCCGCCATCTGCTCAACTAACTCGTGCGCCCACCTCGTATCAGGTGCCCATACTTTACCCGACTTGAACAAATCAGTCACCGAATTTAGTCGCACAAATTTATCATTACCTCTAGACGGGGTGTATTCACTAACAACTATCCCCATCCGTCTTAATTCAAATATCAGCGGAGCGCCGGCAGCCTTAGCCTCCACAACAAAAGCATCCGGCTCCCAATCCTTGTAGTGCTCGTAAGCTTTCTCCTTCAATTCAGGGAACTCCATCCTTTTCTGGAAAGCATCTAACAGAATAATATTAATATCTTCTGGGTTCTCATTTAAGTGAAATACCCCAAGGGTCACGCAGGCGGAATAGTCTGATCGCTCATTCTTAGTAAAAGCGGTATCCCAACTTTGAATAATAAATTCACACTTAGGAGGATCCTCATGCTCCCAAATCTTCCACCACTCCCGTTTAACTAAAGCACCCTCTTCTCCCGTAGGGTTTTGCTGATACTGAGCGTTCCACTTAGAAGGAGGAAGTTCTTCTCTCAGAGCTTCTAATTCCTCTAGACTCCAGAACTCTGGCCATAAAGGTTTCCCGCTAGGCATGATTGCAGGTAACTCTATAACCTCCCACTCCTCCCCTTTATCCCTACTGGCTGCATCTTTAATAATCCTACCAGTCAGGTCTTTCTCCGACCAACGGGTCATCACAACAACAATAGCCCCACCCGGCTGTAAACGTTGTCTAGGCCCAGAGGTGTACCACTCGTAAACTTTATCAAAAACAGTAGGATCCCCCTGAGCTAAAGCCGCTTCCTGTTCAGAGTGAGGATCGTCAATAATTAAAAGATCAGCACCTTTTCCGGTAACAGTACCTTGTACACCGATAGCAAAGTACTCCCCTCCCCCACTGGTCGCCCAGCGGCCAGCAGCTTTACTATCTTGTCTCAAAGCAACGTTAGGAAAGATCCTAGAGTACTGTTCTGAATCTACTAAGTTCCTAACCTTCCTACCAAATCCTACAGCGAGATCAGCGGTGTTAGAACACTGGATAACCTTCTTATTCGGGAAACGGCCAAGGAACCATGACGGTAATAGATAGGAGGCAAACTCAGACTTAGTATGCCTAGGAGCCATATTAATGATTAACCGTTTAATCTTCCCATTAGCTATATCCTCAAACTTCTTAGCCATCAACGAATGATGTCTTCCCCCCACAAATCCCGGCCACATCTGCTTAATATATTCCATGAAAGAAGCATGAGACCTCTCACGAGTCAACGCACTCTTATACGTCTCAACACTCGCCAAGAATTCCTCCTGCTCGTTTGCAGGCAACTTTTCAATCAAATCTTCTAGCTTCACTCTAAATTCCTGAAGTTAATATAAACAGGTCTGATCGTCCTACCCTGTCTATCAACCTTCTTTATAACACCTATATTCACAAGCCGCTTAATTATTTTAGAAGTATTAGACATACTCATCTTTCCACGCTGGTGAGCTATGTCCTTAAGAGAGGGACTAAACCCGTACCTCTTCCACCATTCATCAATAATCAAAAACACTTCCTTCTGCACCGGGGTCATCTCTACCTCCATACATTCGTTAAACGTCATGTCACTTTTACGTGACACCATTTTCTTATTTATCTGTACTTTTAAAAACCGCATAAAAATTTTAATTTTTCTAGAAAATTATTTTGCAGAAAAATTTTAATTTTTCTACGCCGGGGTGTCTCCCCTAAAAGGATGGGTGGGTGCTGCTCCAGAAACTTTTTCTGGGGGTGGGGGGTCTTCCAAAACCGAATCTTGTTGGGTTGGTTCGTGTGGAATAGTATGTATAGGATCTTGGGACTCCGCAACGTCGTTTGGGGGGGTCGGGAGTGGGTGGGTCTCGCCCGATAGCTCGCGCAAAAGGGTGTCCGCCTCGATGATCGTCGCATCTTCCGCGCGCCCGTTGAGCATCTCCCGCAACTGCGCCATGATCTGCGCCTTGGTGTCTGCGCTCGATGAGATGGTTCGAACCTCGCGCCTCTCAGTGAAAGCCGACACTTCGGTGACTGTGCCGAGTACCTTTGCGCTCGCCACTTTGGTTGACTGTTTAGCCTTGGGGTCAATCAATACTTGGACAAGGGATTGAATTACCAACTCCCTCAAAGCAACAGGGGTGCGATGTTTCGACGCCTCAATTGCCAGCCTGTAAGCCTCTACCTCAAGGGCTATGCGAGGGTCACTCGCCAGCTTGTAAGGCTCTGTCGTGAGCGTTGCCCTTGTTGCATCCTTCTTATGGCTCTGCCTGTATGCGTCTGCCTTTGTCTTACCCATTGCTAGCCCCTTTGCGAACTCTTGTTGTTTCCCTGTTAACGCACGACCGGAAACGCCTAGAAGCTCTGTCATTGGTACTTGCTCCAAGCCTTCCTTGATCTGCTTGCGTGTGAGTGTTTTCATCTCTCTGTCTCTCCTACTTGATTGGGGGAATGGGAAGCAAAGCCGACCCGCTTCGCTATGTCCTTACGGGCGCGATTGGAACAGAAAAATTTTAATTTTTCTAGCCCCTTTGTGCAGCTTGTTTTTGTAGTCATTTCGTTCACAGTTTGAAAAGCACTTTCAACCTGTTTTTTTAATACTTTGTGTTTCATAGGGAAAATACCTAGCGTTGATTTTAAAGGCTTTTTTGATACATGGCACGTTTCTATTATGCTATATATATTGTAAGGCACAACATTTCGTTACACTGCTTTACACCAACTTGCAAAGGATTGATAATGTTAACCAACCAACCAATCAGCGACACCATGACACAAAGCCTCACCCTTGCGGTATCAGAGCAGATCAAAGCCCTGCCTGTTGCACGTTTCAAGCTCAACGATCAACACGACCTGATCGTGCGAAAGGTCAATGATGGCTATAAGTTCACACTGACTGTCACATGTGACACCTGTTCAATTTCTGAGACCGCCTCCAAAGCCGTAATCTTCGCCTACAAAAACGGAATCTTCCGAATGATGATCGACGGAGCAAACTTTAAACGCCAATAACCCACCAAAAAAAACCATGACCAACACACAACCCGACCACTGCCACTTCTTCGCCTCATCCGCTTTCACTTACATCACAACCACCGAAAAGCGAGACCTCCGGCAACTTATCAAGCACATGGATAAAGAGGGCTACGCCTACAACCTGTTCCTTGTGCCTGTTCCGCATACCCAAGAGTATGAAATAAACCTGTTTCAGCCCCAAGTTGACGGCACTCAGTGGCTTGGGTTCTTCGACAAGAAAAAAACGCGCTAAGCAATGCCTGAAGCCCTTGTGTGAGGGCTTTGGGGATTACTTACCCAACCACCAAAAGGAAAAACCATGCTCAGATTTAGCAAAGAAAACCTCACCAACGAACTGTTAATGCAGATCGACAAGCTCGAACGCATTTGGGGTTTTGACCCTGACAACGGCACAAACCAACTCAAAGAAAACGACTTCGACCGCGCTATCGCTTATGGCGAATATCGGTGCTTGACTGATCTTTTTGAATCCATCCGCGACAACACTTTTTTAAACGTTTAAAAGGAGACCATCCGATGAAACTCGAAACCCTAGACACATGGCAGACCCAAGCGCGAGGCACGAACTCGCAAGAGTATGAGATTTATCTAGCCTGTGCCGATGACGGCAAGGGCGGAGATATTACCCGCAACGGAGAGCCACTTAAAACCTTTGAGGAATGGATTAACTCATGACTGCCATTGTCCTAGACACGCCCGAAAAGATCGCCCGCTACCGCCTTTTAGCCCTTCGGGGGGCTTTGCGCCTTGAGATCGCGGGCATGAAAAAGCGGGGTCAATCCGCTTATCAAATCCTCAAAAACGAGGGCTATACCGGCACACGCGCCCAAGTACTTGAGCAACTTCATAACCACCTAGAAGCCACAAAGGAGCAATCATGAAAACAATAGAAATCAACGTCTTTTCTTTCGACGAACTGGACGACCGAGCAAAGGAAAAAGCCCGCGAGTGGTATCGGGTTTCATCCGATTACCCTTGGTTTGATGAAGCAAAGGACTGCCTGACCGCCTTCTGTGACCACTTCGGGGTCAAGGTCAAGGACTACTCCCTTGGGGATTCATCCGGCTATGTGACCACCAATGCAACTAATGAAAACTTCCGAGGGGTCAAACTGTCCGAGCAAGATCGCGACAAGATGCCCACCGGATTGTGGCTTGACTGCGAACTGTTCGCCCACTTCTACGACGAATTTAAACGCACCGGAAACGCCAAAGGCGCGTTTGACGATGCCCTTTATAACTTCACGCGAGCCGTCCGCAACGATGTAGAGGCTTACTACTCCGACGAATGTATCGACGAACACTTGACGATTAACGATTACCAATTCACCGAAAACGGAAACGCAAAATTCTTTTAAAGGAGACCATCCGATGACCAACCTCAACAACCTTATCTGTGACGCTAAAGCGGGGAAACCCGCCACCCTGACCGATGCACAAAAGCACGATTTACTCTGCATGGTCAGCAAGTATTGCAGACGCGAAACAGTCAACAAACTGGCGCGACGAATTAACCTTCCTTTGTCCCTTTGGCAAGATGCGGGGCTTTTCTCTCGCGTGACTGTTGACGATGGAGGGGTGAACTATATCTGCGGGCAATCATGGCGCGATGAGATGCGAACACTTCGCGACTTGATTTTGTACAAGTGAGGACAACATGAGCAAGTCAGACCTACAAACCATTTTCGAGATTGCCCGCATAACTTTGTCGCACCAAGCAACTAGCGACCTGATCGCCCGCGAGCTTGATCTAAGCGATGAGGAACTAAACCGCCTTTTCTCCGTCATTGAGGAGGTTACAGGATGAACTACCCACCCGCTTACATCATCGACATGGGCTATAAATTCGAGCGCACAAAAAGCAGCACACGAGCGAATTTTTACCGCACTTGGCTAGCCAATGCCACCGCCCAAGACCGCGCCAACCGCCTAGAGATCATCCGATTGTTTGAGATAGGTAGGGCAGAGGCTAGATAACCGCCTGAAGCCCTTTTTGAGGGCTTTGGAGGGTACTTTTGCCCGAACAGGAGAAACTAAATGATGAAAGTTGATAAATACAACGTCCGGATTGTGCGAAAGGGCGACCGCTTCGGGCGCGACGATTGCCTGACCCATGACGAGGACAAGCCAATGGTTGAATTCTACGACTCGAATTATCCGACCAACGACGGGCGAGGCGGGTTTGTGAGCCGTTATTACGTCGGGACGCTACTCGGACATGAGGGCTTTCATGGGGGCGACCCTACGGGCGGATTGTGCCTTGATGGGGGTCAGCGCGACATCTACACAGTCAGCGACGAGGATATGAACACAGTTAGAACATACATTCAAGAGGCAACAAGATGAACACCAAAACTCACAAATCAATACACCGAGGATGGATTACAGAATCTCACGTTGAGATTAACGACACCATGCGCCTGAGAATCCTCACCATGAAACGATGGGGCGGGTCTCTCTGCACGACCGCGACAGTTGAGCACAAAGACGGAAATTATTTCTCTTACGAGCCGTTTAAAGACTACGACAAAACAATCTTGAGCACACGCCCCGCACGAGTAACTCAGCGCACAGTCGAGGAACAACACGCACAGGCTACGCGAAACCTTGACCTAATCCGCGACACCATCGATCACCATTATTCATTGACTCACTAAAGGAGACCATCCGATGAAGTACGAAACGATCACAGTTAACGGCTACTGGGTAGACAGTAAAGAACCATTCAACGGCATGACTGTTGCCCTTGGTGAATGGGACGGCATAGAAGATGCAGAGGATGAACGCATTTTCTTTTATTTGGACGGACTGCCCGCGCTTGGTGAGCATTCCGATTTTGTAATCACAGAAGTTTTAGAGGAGACCATCCGATGATTGAAATTATCAAAACCAAAGACGGCTACATGGTGCAACACATGGACGGAGAGCTTGAGGGTCAATACCTTTGGGACATGGCAGGGAATAACTTGTTTGACACCTACGAGGAAGCCGAAAGGGTGTTCTATGGGCTTGATAAACCTATTGCCTTAAACATTCCCGATTGGGATTGGGGAGAGAAAAGCAATCACAAACTGCGAAAGATGTTTGGCATCCCCGCAGATCAGCCGATGCACAAAAATCACCGCCTTGAATTTTTCCTTGACCATCTTTTACAGGAAGTTGACGTTAACGAATTAGTCAGCGTTTATCTGCACTACACGCCATTGAAAGTATTGAAAAGCCAAGCCGATGCAATCGGTTGTTATGAACTTGAGGAGGACGAATAATGACCCGCGCAGAACTAAAAGCACAGATCGTCGATCTATTGGTTGAAAACCATCCGGCAGAACTTGAGCGACTGACTGGCGTAGAAGATACGATCTGCAAAAAGATTGTGCATGAGCTTTACATGGAGAGATTCAATGACCCCAACTGTTGGGAGACTGAAAGAGTAGGTGACGTATGGGTCATATTCGGCAAGACTTGCGATGAGTGGATTGATGAGAACGGAGATTACCGATGCTTTGATACCAAGGAAGAAGCCAAACAATATATTGAGGAGACCATCCGATGAAGACACGTAAAGAAAAAATTGATGCCATGACTCGTTATGAATTGCAGTACTTATTAGATAACCCCGAATGGCTAGAAGACAACGTGCTTTTCTTTGCCAAAGGTGGCTTTACCACCTATACAGATGAAAACATAAACCAACATTATCAAGAACAAATAGACGAAGGGATGGAGCCATGAAAGTATCAGAACTAATCGCCCACCTAAGCGAACTGCCCCCGCACCTTGACGTAATGGTGTGGGATGCCGGAAATCGCAGCAAAATTGCTAGCGTAGACGACTCATTTATCCATGACGAACAACCATTCGTTGAACTAAACACAGACACAGACGATTGAGGAGACCATCCGATGACCAAAGATCAAATACACGCGCTAAAAATGGCATTGTTTCTCGCGCAATATTTTGTCGAGGAACACTATGGTGACTTTACTGATAGTGGGCAGGCACAAATAGACAACGAGCGCGTCATATTGGCGCGGGAAATCTTAAAAGAATTAGAGGCAAAACTATGAACTACCAATCAAGCTACTGGGACGATGAGAAGCTAGACATATTCCGAGACATGGAACGCAGGGCTTTTGCTGAGGGTAAACCCCCCGAAGTGACAGACCTCTACGGCTTTATCATCGACACCCTTGAAGAACTCATTCAAGTAAAAGAATCATTGGACTAATCATGGATACAACTCGCACCTACCCCCGCACCTTAGCCGAGGCTTTTCCCGACGACCCCGAACACCGCGCCCGCTACGGATGCGCTATCGAGATCATGAAAAAACGTCCGACTTACTGGCAAGAGACCCTTCAAATAGCCATCATTTGTATTGCAATCGGCTATTGTTTAGGCAAAATGTTTTGATGAAAAAGAAAACACTCTTTGCAATCTACCTCGTAGAAGATGAATCCGGTTTCGTAACTGTCAAGTCTGACCACATAGGACACGGCATGATGAGCTACGAAATCGGTTTAGAGATACTGTCAAACCTCAAGATGGCGGAGGCTATGCACCCCGAAATCTTGAGCGTTGACTACATGTATTACTCAGACCATATTCAATGAGCGCACTAGGCTTAATCCAAACCGGAGAACGCCTATCCTTTGATGCGTATCGTTAGCGTCCTCTCCTTCGACTTCGCTCATCCAATACTTCCATCCGATCTCCTTTGCGACCCTCTCCCCCGTCTTACTTTTATCGTTGTCCGCAACTATGAGTCCATCCGGTAAGCCCTGCGCTACCTTCTTCATGTTCCCCGCGCTAAAACATACATGTATCGTGTACCTCCGGCTCATTTTTTTAAAAGCCTCTTGGATAGACAGACCCGTTGCATAACCTTCACAAAGAATATGAATCCCCTTGTTATCCATGACCAACTCCGCATTACTGGTGCGCTGACCATACAGAAACTTCTTAGATCCGTCCTCCTCGATTAGCTGACATCCGACTAAGTGTCCATCCACCCGCATAGGAATGACCATCGTTTTCTTACCTTCATGCCCCCACACCATGTCCTCTGCGCCTATAAAACCTTTCTTATCTAGGTACGCATGCTTACCTATGACTGTCTGACTCAGGATAAAAGCAGCCCGT